TTGTAGCATCTTCTCTGCCTGTGCTTTCTTCTCTATCAAGTTGTGTTGGACCACCTTTAAATAAATCTCCAAATGTTCCAATTTCTTCTACGTCAGCAACAAAAGCTTCTCCTGCAGCTCCACCTAATACACCAGCTGCAAATCTTGGATACTTAGATTTTCTGTTTAAATCTTTTGCTTTATTTAAAGCTTTCATTAACTCGGATCCTTTTAGATTAGCATAAGCACCTGAACGTCTTGCTCTTAATGCTTTAGCTGTAAGATTTCTAGCTGCTCTGTTTGCAACTTTATATCCAATAGCACCAGGTACAGCAACCTGTACAATAGCTTCTGTAAGTTTACCAATAGCTCTTTCTTCTGCTATCTCTTCAAATGGATTTAATTTGTCAAAAAAATTTTCTACGTCTGCAGCTAAATTAGTATCCGCACCTAAATCAATTAGTTCTGCACCTAATGAAAATACACCTTCAGGTATTTTTAATAACCCGGATGCAATACCAGATGCTGCTGCTGTGTACCATGCTGTATCGTTATTTCGTTCAGCACTGTTAAGAGGTAGAAATTCTTCTGCCATTTAGACTCCTACGCTCCGGTGCCAAAATCGTCGGGCTTATTTTTTTGTATGTCTTCTATTATTCTTTTTTGATTAGGACTTAAGATTTTAAATCTTTTACTTATATCTGCATCTTTTTCTTCTTGTGTAGTCCCTGCTGGTGCCGGTGGATCTACAAAAGTAGCGATGTCTTCTATTATCTCAAACGTATATTCACCATCTCTGCCTTTTCTTAATCGTTTAACTTTACCATCCATAACATCAAAATAAACTTTACCAACATCTCTGTCTTTAGCTTTTTCTAATTTTTTAGACGTGCTACCGTGGAACTCTCCACCTAATAAACCACCAAAGTTTTTATCTCCAAACTTATTAATAATTTTAGCTTCTATATTTTCGTTTTCAAATTTAACTCTATTAGATGCTTGATTCCTGCTGCCACCATATGTGTCTGCAAAATCTTTAACTGTAAATTGTTGTTCCGTTTGTAATTGTTTGTCTATTAATTTTTCTTGGAATTTTTCTTTTCTAATAATTTGTTCAAGTTCAAAAGCTCTACCTTCCTCAATTAATTTTCTTTCGTAAGCTCTTTTCTCTTCATCTTTAAGATCTGCATAGGTTCTAGCCTCATCTAATATTTTAGCATCATAAGCTCTTTTATCTTCTGTTTGTAGTTTTTCGTAATCTCGTTTATCTTGTATTAAATCTAAATTAAATTTTCTCTCATCATCAATTAAACCTTTTTGGAAAAGTCTATCGTCCTCTTTTACTCCAGCTAAATAATTTCTCTCATCATCTCTTAAAAAATCTTGATAGGATCTGTCATCAGCTTTTAATGCTAATTGAAATCTTCTATCGTCAAATTTTTGTTGATCTTGCAAACCTAAATTAACCGCAGCTCTTTTAAGATCTCTACCATATTTAGCTTTAGCATCTGCTTGTTTTATTAATTGTTGAGTAGCTGGTTGTAGTCTTCCAATTGCATCAGCAAAACCTGTAGCCCCTGCAATGTTTGGACCAGCTGTTAATAAGAAACTTGTTAAAGGATCCATACCTCCATAGTCACCTGCACCTGCTGTTAATTCAGCGAGATATTGATCTGTAGTTTTAGGCTGACCTATATCTACATTAAGAGCTGGAGATTGTGATCTAGGTGTTTCTTGTTCTTGTAAACCAAAATCTATATTTTTACCCATACCTTGAAAACCTGCTGCAAAACCTTCTTGCGCCTGCACTCTATCTGTAATACCAGACATAATGCCGTTGCCGACATTACCACCTTTTCTAAACATTGGTCTTTTAAAAGTTCTCATATTATGTATTTAACACACCAGGTTGATTAAACGCTCTGTAAATACCAGCTAACGTTCCCCCAGCTCCTATTGCTGTTGCAATTGGACTTGGACTAGGTTGATTTATTTGAGTTGTCTGACCTGGATATCCAGCGATTAAACTTGTAACTCCTTGACCATAAGTCTGAGCCGCTTGCAATGGTTGTTGTAATTGTTGTTGAGCCAACTGTTGTTGAGCTTGTAATTGGGCCTGCTGCAACGCTTGGTTCTGTGCACCAAGAGTGGATAATGCTCCAACATCTTGGCCTAAAAATTGTTGTCCTTGACCAGCTAAAGTTAATTGATTAGCTAAATCTTGTTGTCTAAGTTGCTGAGCTTGACCAAAACCTTGTTGTAATAATTGTGCCTGTAATGCTGCTCGGTTCCTGTCGCTTGTTGCCTGATACTCGGCTCTTTGAACACCTTCTCTACCACCACCAAATGCACCGGCATTAATTGCTTGTGCAGCTAATGTAGGTAAACCTTTTTGAGCTTGTACATCAAATTCTCTTAACGTCGTATCAATAACATCTTGTTGATACGGAGACATAAATTGTCTAAACGCTGTAGGACCTGTAAGTGCAGATGCGGATTGTAAAAAAGGTTTGTATGCACCAATACCCTGAGTAGCTAAAGTTTGTGCTTGTGCTTGTAAAGGATCTTGACCAGCTACAAATTGTGGTCCAAATGTTTTTGAAAGATCTGCTGTTTTAAATTGACCTGTTGCTGTTGCTAGGTCACCTAAATATGTTTTACCAGCTGCTTCTATAAATTCTGGTGGTAATATTCTTGTTTCTGTTACTGCCATTATGCTACCTTATTTTCTAACCTTTTCATTTGATCATATAATTTTTGAGCACCTTTTTCAATGCTACCATTACCCATTCCTCTAACAGCATCGGCTGTCATTACAAATTCGTTTTTACTTAACATAGCAGGTACGTCATCTGCTTTTTCTTTTATACCAACTGGTACAAAGCCACCAGTTTCTCTGTAATCTCTTTCCATGGTTCCTGCTTGATTAGTTCTCATTATACCTGTTGGCATTCCACCCACAGCTACCATAGTTCTTTGTTCTCTAATCTTTTTCTCTCTCATCATTTTTTCATACAATCTTCTCATTTGTTCTTGGTTCATGTAGCTATCTATCTTACCTTTGTCTTGCATAAATTGTTCAAAAGTATAACCACCATTTTCTAAACCAACACGTCCACCTATTGCATATTCAGAAGTATTAGTCGTTACAAATTCTTCTACTTCTTCATCGCTTGCATTAGGATTTAATTTTGTAAAATAGTCTTTTAGATAAATACTTAATTTACCTTTGTCTCTTTTAATTTCTTCTACATCTTCCTCACTTGCACCTGTGCTCATAAGATAAGAAGCAAACGCTCCACCTAAACCTAATTTAGTTCCTGTGCTTAAATTACCGAACATCGATGCAGCTTTACCAAAAATACCTGGAGTAGTAACAGCGGCACCTTTCATAGCTGCCGTAGCACCAGGTAAAAATTTTGTAGCTCCACCAAATAATGCATTACCTAAAGCTGATCCTCTTAAACCTGCAGCTGGGCCAAAACCTGCTAGACCTGCTCCGCCTATTAATAAAGCAGCTTTACCTATTGGTGATTTAACTATTTTTTTGATAGGCTTAGTTATTTTTTTAACTAAACTTCCTAATCCATATAGTTGTCGTGGTTCCTGCATTCGTGTAATTGTCATAATTTAGCCTAAATTGTGTATATGTGGCAGGCGTACTATTCCTGAAATATAACACTTTATTTGATTTTTTTACTATCGTCAACCAGTTTTAAGTTGTCAAAAAACCTTCCACAGAACTGATGTTCACCCACGTGAGTTATATAATCCATGATATATAGATATACTTTACCACCCATATCTCTCCATCTTTGGCAGAAACCAAAGTCTTCACCGAAATACTGTTTAGTTTCTGTGTTATGCAAAGTATCAAAGAAGTTATAAAAGTTTGGTTTTTTAACTTCTTTACCATTAATATTGGTAGGCTGAAATATCTCTAACTCAGGGTAATGTTTTATCATCTTTTCCAGTACAGTTCTTTTAATTAACATGCAGCCAGTAGGAGCATGAGTAGCTTCAACAATACCGCCATCTGATGGTATAAAGTCTTGGTTTTCTAATTTAATAGGAAAGGTATATCCAGGTTTTTTTAATGAGTCGACATCTTTAGCTTTATCTTTTTGTTGAAATATTTTTTCCCAGTCTAATGACTTCATTGGATACGGACATGCAATAACATCCTTATCTGCTTTTAACATTGTCTCAATAGTTCCAAAGTCAAAATCAATATCTGAATCTATAAATAATAAATGTGTATAACCATCTTCATGGTTTAACATTTCAGCAACACATAAGTTTCTACCTTGAGTAACTAACGAAGACTTCATCAGAGTAAAACTAACTAATATCTTTCTCATTAAACAATCTTGTTGAAACTTTAATAAAGCTTGTGTGTAATGAATAGAACACTCACTATGCACAGGGGTGCAAACCATTATCTTATGGGGTGATTTAGACTCTGGTTTAGGATCTGAAAGATCTATTGTTTCTACAACACTTTCTTGACCAAACCATATTGGTTTATTTGGATTTTGCATTAATCACTCCTTTTAAAAAAGTAGTCCATTGAATACCTATTTTATTCCAATTGTAATAAATGTTTGCATAATTAGATTGTGAATCTAAATGATCATGTATTTGTTTTTGATCCAGTGTATGTGATGCTTGTTCAATACCAAAACCAAATTTTTGAGCAAGAGCTCTATGGTTCTTATCGTAGGGAACATACATAGGAAACTCTGCTCCTGTTTCATACAAAGCTCCATAGTCATCTACGATGCAATATAAACCTGCAGCCATGGCTTCTAGTAAAGATATACAAAACGTTTCTTCAAAGATACTGGGATAAGCATACATATGATAATTTTTTAAATTATCTTTTATGTATTGATTTGGTTTATAACCAATATAGTTTACATTAGGTAATTTTCTAGCTTGTTCGTACAGCTCTCTATACTCATGATCGTTTTTATCATAAAAGTCTTGACCATAAACTTCTGTAGATGAATATACATCTAAAGTAACTAAAGGATTTTTTACTAATTGCATTGCACCTAACAATACAGATAAACCACGCCATGGTGTGTTTTGGTGTATTATCTTTATAGGTTCACCTTTTACATAGGGTTTAGCTTTCTCTATTTTATCAATACCATTTTTAATAACTACAGATCTGTTTGTTGGTATATCAAAATGAAATCTATATTTTTCATATGTCCAATGTGAATTAAAAACATACCAATCGTATTTATTATGATTAGAAAGATCACTAAACCAGGGAGTTAAATTAGGTTGATCATAAGAATTTTTTTGCCAAAGTATATTTGGTTTAGTTGGATGTAACGGTATTTTTTCTGGTACCGAAGTACATATCTGTACTTGATCTAATAAATTTTTATCGACGTACTTTTCTAAATACTCAAATTGTAACTCTGTTCCACCTTTAGGGTGTTGGTTTTTTAGTGTCATTCATTACTTTCTGAAATACTTCTAAACCTTTATTTGTAACCTGTACAGTAACGTCTTCTACAATATCAGGTCCTTCTTTCTTCTCTTTATATATTTCTCCGGTCTTTGTATTTCTGTATGTTGTTATAGTTGTACAATTTATTTTTGGTAAATTATCCATTTTCATTCTCTCTAGTTATTAAAGCATAACTAACAACAACTGTAACTTTACTTGCTGTAGCTGCTTGCGCTTTTATAGCATCTCCTTCTTCTAAATTCAAGCCTTGAGGTGAAGCATTTTCTTGTGATGAAGCACCCATGCTTTTTCTAAAAAACTCTATATCAGAAGACGCTGAACTATCTCTTAATGAGGCATTACACAAAATAGTTCCTGTGCTAGAATTAGTAAAATAAACACTTTTAACAATAGCTATAGCAGTTGTAGATATCGTTAATACAGTATTTAAGTTAGTATCTCCTAAAGATTTAATTGCATTTTTATATTGTATTGTCATGCCATGAAATAATTAAATGCGTCCTGTTCGTTTTTTAAGTCTTCTTGAAAAGAAAAGTTAAGCTGATTTTGTAATGTGGTTAAAGACTCTAATATCTGTCTTTGATTTTCTATGTCGTATTCTTGTTTTGGTTCAGGTATGTAGTTTGTTATTTTAGCCATTAAAATCTATCTCCTCGTCCTCTATCTCTTCCTCCACCATATCCACCAGATGACCTAGATTTAGAGGGTGATGGTCTACTAGATGTTTGACGACCCATACCACGATCTCTATCACTTGGTTGTATATTCATAATTCTAGGGCTTGTTATTGTATTAATAGTTCCTTGAGAATCTCTACCTATGTTAGCTTTAATAGCTTTGTTTGTATCAAATTTATTTCTAAGACTTTCAATACCCCTTCCAACTGCAGCTGTTGGTGAAAATCTTTGTAAGAATTCAAATAGTTTTGCAATACCTTCTTGAAATTTATTACGTTCACTACCTAAATAATCTACTTGTTCTACATCTTCATCTTGTCTTCCTAAAGAACCTATTCCTTTAAATCTATTTAAGTTTAATCCCTGTAATCTGTTTGCAGCAGCAAAAGGAAATACATCATCAGAAGTTCCAGGTACACTAATTAAATTTGCAATACGATCATCAGCAGTTCCAGGAGGTTCAAAAGGAAATACATCATCAGCGGTTCCAGGAAGACCTATAAAATATCCTTGATCATCTGCTCTTTGAGGCACTCCATAAAGAAATCCCATATCTTGATTTGCAGGTAATCCAAGTAAATTTGCGTATGCACTGTCTGCTGTATCTGGGGAAAGAAAAGGATTTGGTGGTAAAACATCTGAGCCTTCAGGTGAAAAATTAATTCTACCTTCTGTATCTACTAAATTTCCTTGTGCATCAATAACTATTGCCATTATCTTCTTCCGTCTGGTTGTGCATCTAATCTTAGTGTGCCGTATCTCCAGGTTTCACCTGTGCCATCGTTTTCTATTTTGACAGACAGTAATCTTCCTCGAGCTCGGGTATCTATCTTATCAGTTGCTGCGGTAACTGTAAAGGGTCCTAGTGGAGAACTAACAGCTACGTCATCTGGATAAGAACTTACAAACAAAGTAATCTGCGCATCTCCTGTTTGATATTTAAAATCAGGTATAAATCGTCTAACGGCCATGAAGAATTCACCATCTCCTCTGTAATCTGCAACGCCTGTTTGTTGACCAAGAGCACTACGTCTAGATGTAATATCCCAGTCTCCAGATCTTATGAATGCTGGAATAGCTGTAGTTGCAACGCTATTAACTTGATCTGTGCCAACCTCATGTTCATAGTAAATACTAGCTCCATATTTATTAGTGATACCAAGAATATCAGGAAACACTGGAGTTAAACTA